TACCAAACCATATACTAATCAAGCCCAAAGATAACGATGGGACTAGCACAACAATCGCTGATTGTTTAGAAAATATAATAGAGAAACTAGAACAAGAAGAAGTAAGAAAACTAAATAAAGATAAAGAGTATATATTATGATTACATTTGAACAAATAATATTAGCAATAGCACTAGTCGAAAGTTCCTTGAATCCCCTAGCAGTAGGGGACAACGGGAACGCAGTCGGCTACCTACAAATTACACCCGCTGTAGTACAAGATGTTAACACATTCTACGGCTCGACCTACTCACTCGATGACAGATACGATGTGGTCAAGTCAGTGAATATGTGCAAGAAGTATCTCAACTATTGGGGTGATGTATACGAACAGAAGACGGGACTTAAACCAACGGCAGAGATCTACGCCAAGATGTGGAATGGTGGATGCTACGCTTGGAAGAAGACTGACCCCAAGGTACTGAAGAACCTTGACATCTATTGGGATAAAGTGTTGACTGAAATGCATAGACTTTATGATACAAAATGAAAACGAATGGTACGCTATGCTCGACGAGATTGAGCAAGCATCAATGCCACACCACATAGACAAGATGGCAGAACTCCACGATCTAGAGGTACAGACCGAGGGTCGTGTTCAAGTAATACACATAACTAAAACCAACCCGCGAGGATAATACAATGATACTTAAAATAAATACTTACGATGAAAAGATAGCACTGCTGTCGGCACTATGGTCACGGCAAGATGTCATCAACAAAGAGATAACCGAGGCAGTAATAGAGATGGCAACTGACGCTGACTTCGGTGGAAAAGAATATTGGGTAGACAAACTTACTGATTTAGGTTCGGACTTAAATAGGATCCGGCTCATCACGGATAGGGTAAAGCAGTTAAGCATTACAACTATCGAGCCACCGGCAAGTGACGAACAATTATAATAATAAATGGTTGACAGCGTAGGGTGAGCCGTTCATTACTTGTGAATGGCTCACTTCTATGACTGCACAAAAGAGGCTAGCTTTGTAGAGGATGTTACGACACCCGCTCAAGCTAGGAAACACAACACCAAGACATACCCTTCCGTTACTACTATACTCGGGATAATAAAGGATGACTTCTTGGATTCAATTTACAAACCGAGGATGATGGTAGACCTCGCACGCAAGCACCCGAACCTAATGTGGCGGGACATCGAGACACTAGTCTACGGCACGCGTGAGCATCCTACTACCGGCAACACGATCGGGTCATCCGAGTTCGGTACTGCCGTACACAAATGCATAGAGGAAATGGTAGGCGAATTAATCTATGACATACAGCCGGATCGAAACCCTTACGATGAGTGGGCTGAACCTTTCCTTGAATGGATAGAAGAGAGTGGCACCAAGCCATTGTGCTGTGAGTACATAGTAAGTTCTCACACAATCAAGACAGCCGGATCCATAGACTTTATGGGATACGACGAGGACGATAAGTTATTCCTCGCTGACTACAAATGCAGAACTAATACCAAGGGCAAGGCTAAGACTTACCCGAAGGACTGCGAACAGTTAGCTATTGAATCCTATATGGTAATGAAGGAGGCCGGTCTAGATTACTTACCTAGGTGCATCACAGTATGCATTGACTGCGATACCAAGAAGCACTACCACAAGGAGTGGAGCGAAGCTGAGATGAAGATAGGTATACAAAATTTTAAATACGCCAGTAAATTATTCTGGAACAAACGAATGAAAAAATAATATGGACAATATAAACTTAGAAGAATACTTAGAGGGAGTACACGCAGACAATGCCATACAGTTTGAAGGACTTGACTACGCCATAGTCGGCACAAGTCACGACGGGTACTTGGTCTATGACTACAACAGAATGATCGAATGCTTTGTAGCTGATGACGATATGACTGTAGATGAAGCCATTGAGTGGATTGACTACAATGTCCTTAGCATAAATTCGGGAACGGGGTTCATTGTATTATACAGTTATGAATCAATATGAGATATTATACAGACACTTTGATATGCCTACTGATTATCGTGGCTATACTCACAAGTGGGGCAATACAAAGGATGATGCGATCCGTAAGCTGTCAGTTATTAAGCCGGACAAACAAGGTAGAGGCCGGACTAAGAAGGGTGCGGTCATACAAATATTGGAGGTGAATGAAATCTAATGGGTAAAGGAATGCAACCAAAGAAAGGCTACAATCAAAAAGCATATGATGAAAATTATGATGAGATAGATTGGAGCAAAACAAGAAAACAAAATGTACGTACCTCAAAACAAACTAGCAAAGTGGAGAAAAAATAATACCCCGGAGGAATGCCCCGTGTTAAACAGAGAGACAGAGGATTGGGTGGTTGACCACGACCACAAGAGCGGAGAGATCCGCGGTGTAATAAGCCGGCAAGCCAACACGTTGATAGGTAAGATCGAGAATATATTTACGACGATGTGTAAGGGTGATCCCAAACATTTACCTACTGTGCTTGAGAACATCGCTACTTATTTGAGACAGCCCGGATCTGATTTACTTCACCCGGTTGGACTTAATCAATTGACAAGTCGGTTCAAAAATAATTTACTAAAGGATGACCAATGTTTTTTATTGGTTGTCTTGGGGTCAACTAACAGTGAAGTTGATGCTTGCATTAATGTTAAGGCTCGGGTAAAACTATTCAAACAATTGGTAAAAGATTTTTATGACAACAGAAACACAACCACAAAAACTAATGTCGATTCAGACGGAACTCAAAGCTCCAAAGGGTCAGACAAACAAATTCGGAGGGTACTCTTATCGCTCCGCAGAGGATATACTCGAAGCAGTAAAGCCTCTCCTAAAGAAATATAAATGCGACCTAACACTCAGTGATGACATCGTCGCTGTAGGTGGTAGAGTCTACGTCAAAGCAACTGCGATGCTGTGTGACACCGATGTGATAGCAGAGGTAAGCGCATTCGCTAGAGAAGCCGAGACAAAAAAGGGTATGGACGATGCACAGATCACTGGATCCGCTAGTTCATATGCTCGCAAGTACGCACTCAATGGCCTCTTCTGTATCGATGATACGAAAGACGCTGATGCTACCAACACTCACGGCCAAACAGAAAAGTTAAAAACGTACATAGACATACAAACAACTAAACCAAAAACCAAAGAAGACTTATTTTAATTATGAACCAATACGACAACAATAACCGCGGAGTTCTATTCAAGAATGACCGCAAAGAAAAAGAAACTCACCCGGACTTCCGTGGAAACATCGAAGTTAATGGAGTTGAGTTCTATATCAAGGGATGGAAAAAGGTATCCGCCAAGGACGTACCTTTCATCTCTTTAGCAGTAGACGTTAAAGAACCTAGTAAACCGAAAGCTCCGGCTCCGGTTGATGTTAACGACAACGATCCGTTTTAAATGAAAGGCTACGACAAAGAGTGGTGGGATAACTTTCGTTACGACGAAATAAAAGAAATCCTTGAGCTCACTGGCAACAAGAACTCGGACTACACCGGTGGAGACAAGTGCTCTAACCCGTTCGAGAACTTCGACGGCAGTACAGAGTTCGGCATCGATCCCCTTGTCGGACTATCCTTACGAATGCAAGACAAGTTCCAAAGACTTAAAGCATTTACACGAGACGGCAGACTATCGGTTAACTCCGATGGTGATAAGCCTCGTGATATATTCCGAGATCTTATTGGCTATTCACTGATAGCTATAGGGATGCTCGAACGTTCAAATAAATCACAGTAGTGGTTGTGTGTACCTCTCTCCGGTTGTCATATGCCGGAGGGGGGCTTACAACTCATAGCAAATACAAAACAATGAGAGACTTAGACGAACCAAAAAACAGAGAAGCAGAAGAAAAACTTATATCGTGCTTGTGCATAGACAACAATTCTAGTGTCTACGATAGCATTGCCTCAAGGATCAAAGAAGAAGATTTTTATTTCCTAAGCAGTAGATTATTATTTAAATCAATATCTCACTTATGTGAAACGCAGACCCCGATAGATGAGATATCTATAATGGAGCATTTGAAATCCATTGAGTGTCTAGAGGAAGTATGCGGAGTCACTGGGATTATGGAAGTTCTTGGGAGATCGTCTAGTTCTTTGCAAGTTCAATACTATGCTGATATAGTATTAGAGAAATCCAAACTCCGGACTCTTAGGAGAACATATTTATTAGGTGCAGAGAATGCATCAACAGAAACAAACAAATCAGAATCAATTAAGGCCGAGGTTGACGATCAGTTATCCAAGGTGATGGAAGTAATAGACGATGGGCATTCAATCAAGGATGCGGCCGGCACACTCAAGGAAGATTTTGTTAAGATGTTAGCCGGTGAGTATGATACCAATGTAGTCCGGACTCACTTGCCACAATTAGACGGAATGCTTGGTAGTGGTGGCATCGGAGCCGGAGAGGTTATGACACTGTCAGCCCCCACATCTTGTGGTAAGTCAGCCCTTGCTTTACACATAGCTTTGAAGGCCGTCCGTAACGACGCTGTGCCTACCCTTATATTCTCTTTGGAGATGCCACAGAAGCAGATCACCAAACGTATGGTGCAATGCGTTTCTGGACGCAACGTGAGGCAGATACAAGAGCGTGTGATAACTGATGCTAATATGCAGAAGGTTAATGATGCGATAGATGAGGTAAGTAACTTACCTATATACACCGCGCACACAGCCAACAGCCCACAAGATATCGTCAGCCAAACAAGAACCTTCGTTAAGAAGCACGGGGTAAAGCTAGTACTTATTGATTACTTGCAGTTAATACCGTGGTCACGTAAGGCTAACAGTAAGGCCGAGGGTATAGCTGATA